TAAATATCATTGGAGCTCACCACATGTATTCAACCCAGATCTATATCTATCAACAAATCCAACGTGTGTTGGTGCTGGATACCACAGATGGTGATGTTTTTGACCGGAGGTGGGATCCTGTGTATGCTAAAAAATTAACCATCAACAAAGGTGTTGACAATGTGATTTTGTTTGAGTTCATCAATCAAGATCAAAAACCTGTGAACATCACAGGGTCAGACCTGCGATTCAAACTGATCAATCTAGCAGGCACAGCACAGCTGATTGAAAAAGACATGGTCATAATCAATGCTGCATTTGGTCGTGCCAAAGTCACACTCACAGCAGCAGAGACCACAGAGTTTCCACCAGAACCCTCAAGCTATAGCATAGAACGAGCCAGTGGCAATCTCGTAGAAGCAGTGTTTGTGGATGCCCAAGCACAAGGCCGTGGCGATGTGGACATCGTAGACTCAGTCAAGCCGGCATTTGTGCCCAGCCAGTTGGTGACCATTCCTACCATCTATGGTCCAGATTCTTATGTTGATCCTGTATTCAATTCCAACTATCCAGATTGGGCGTTGAATCCTCCAGGTGCATCGGGCAATGTGTTCAATGATCCACAACGCTTCAGCAGTCATGTGCCCACCAATGGTACCAGTTTTACCACATTCCAGATGGAGATGGATCATTACACCGGAAATGTCAGGGTACAAGGCGCCCAGACTTATCAATCTGTGTGGTCCGATGTCACTAATGTGCAAAGCTATTACAACAAAAGTGGTGCCGACTATATCAACGTGATAGGATATCATCCGCTGTTGAGATTGGTCAGTGACCAATGGCCGGGCACAGAACAAGTGCAGTTGGCCCTGGCCACAGCCACCGGAGCCAATGGGGTAATCACCGGAATCACTGTGACTCAGGCTGGATATGGATATCTTGCACCGCCCAAGGTCAACATTATTGGACTGGGTGCAGGTGCTGTGGCCGAAGCAGAAATTACTGGTGATCAAGTCAGTGCCATAAATGTTATAGACGGTGGTTCAGGGTATGTGGCCAATCCACAACAAAGCAATCGGGTAGCGGTAATCGGTATCAGTCGTGGGGCCATCATAAGCATACTGGTCAGATGACATTTAAAAAAATTGTAGGGTTTGGTGATAGCTGGATGTATGGCGACGAGTTACTGGATCCAGAACTCAGTGGCCGATATCCTGATGCACATTCATGCTGGCATCAGAATGATGCATATCGCAACAGTCATAACTTCCTGGGATTGCTAGGAAAGCATTACGGTGTGCCTATAGAAAACTTTGGCATCGCAGGCGGCAGCATGCAAAGTTCAATCTGGACATTCCAGTGGTGGTTGGATCACGAACCTGATCCTGGTTCGTGCCTGGTACTGGTGGGCCATACAGATTCAGATCGCCTTAGCTTTTACAATCCCAATCACCGCAGCTACGGCAATGATCCTCCATGGAACCGGTTCATCCATTCCACCTGGGTGCAGTATGGGTCAAGTGTGGTGCCCGAAGATTTCCGCACCATGGTCAAGCAACAGCTGGTGTTGACCAATTGTGCTGAACTGGCCCGATTGAACTATCAACAAACAGTGCAGTTGTTTGATGGTGTGGCAGCTCGACGGAATCTCAACATGATGCAGTTTCACATCATGCCTGCTGACGTTGAAATGAATCTGCCCACGGCGATCTGGCCCGGTTTCTCTACCACCATGTGGTTCCGAGACCATCCGGGCAACCAGCGCCGTGAGCTGATCATGCCCGGCGGTCATCCCAACGAGATTGGGCACAAAATGATTGCTGAAAAGTTGATTTCTACCATAGACTCTGCTACAATGTAAGGATGCTGGACATCCTTGGTTATCTGCCTGCGAAACGAAAAGCCACACCTTCGGGTTGGATAAGTTTCAACGCTGTGTGCTGTGCTCACAATGGCAGCACAGCGGATCGACGCAGCCGAGGGGGTCTCAAGCCCACAGAACAAGGTTGGAGTTATCACTGCTTCAACTGCAACTACACCGCCAGCTTTATCCTTGGCCGTTCAATGAGTTTTAAGGCCCGAAGGCTCTTGAGTTGGTTAGGTGTGCCCGACGCAGAGATTGATGTGTTGAACCTAGAAAGTCTCCGGCATCGTAGCATACATGGCATTCTAGATGATCGCCAACGCATGTTTAATACCTTGGCGGATATAAGATTCGAAGAACAAGAACTACCCCCATTGAGTGAGTTGTTGACAGGAGAAGATCCTCGACGAGATTATCTAAGGCAAAGATGTGTGCCCGATGATTATCCTGTGATGATACAAGATCATCCGGAAAAATCATGGAAGCATCGCCCCAGCGTGATCATTCCATTCATCCACGATGATCGCATAGTAGGACACACGCAAAGGTTCTTGGATGACCGCCGGCCCAAATACATCAGCAATAGCCAACCAGGATATGTGTTTGGCACTGACTTGCAGCACTTAGACTGGACCAATGTCATTGTGGTAGAAGGCGTATTTGATGCGCTCAGCATCGGTGGGCTCGCAGTGATGCACAGCACTATATCAGATGAGCAAGCCCGATTGATTCGCAATCTGGGTAAAGAAATAACAGTGGTGCCCGATCAAGACTTGCCGGGCATGGAACTGGCGGATCGTGCAGTAGAACTAGGATGGGCAGTGAGCATGCCTCCCTGGCCTGACGATATCAAGGATGTGAATGACAGCGTGATGCGTTATGGTAGACTGGCAACTGTGCTAACTATATTTGAAAATCGTGAAACCAGTAAGATCAAAATAGAACTAAGGAAGAAAAATCTTGTTAAAAGACTACGGAGTTGATGTACAACGCTTGTTCTTGGAGATGATGTTGGAGGACGCACAAGGCTATGTGCGTGTGCAGAACATCTACAATCCAGAGAACTTTGATAAGAGTCTGCGGCCTGTGGCAGCGTTTATCAAAGAGCACGGCGACCGATACAAGACCTTGCCGGACCGCGCACAGATAGCTGCCACCACTGGCATCAAACTACAGTCAGTACCTGAACTGAACGAAGGACACTTTGAATGGTTCATGAACGAGTTTGAATCATTCACACGCAGACAAGAACTAGAGCGTGCTATCCTCAAAGCAGCGGACTTGTTGGAAAAGGGCGACTATGATCCTGTGGAGAAGCTGATCAAAGACGCTGTGCAGATTTCGCTGACCAAAGACATGGGCACAGATTACTTTGCTGATCCGGCAGCACGGATACGCCGATATTTTGAATCCGGCGGACAAGTGAGCACAGGCTGGCCACAGATGGATCGACTGCTGTATGGTGGATTCAGCCGAGGCGAACTAAACATCTTTGCCGGTGGATCTGGATCGGGTAAGAGTCTTGTGATGATGAACATAGCATTGAACTGGGTGCAAAGCGGACTCAGTGGGGTGTATATCACATTGGAACTTTCAGAAGAACTCACAAGTTTGCGAACCGATGCTATGTTAACCAACATGAGTACCAAGGACATACGCAAGGACATTGACACAGCAGAGCTCAAAGTCAAACTGGTGGCCAAGAAGAGCGGAAACTATCAGGTGAAAGGATTGCCGGCACAATCAAACATCAATGACATCCGTGCTTACTTGAAAGAGTATCAGATCCAGACAGGCAAGCGTGTGGACTTTGTGATGATTGACTACTTGGACTTGTTGATGCCGGTGAGTGCCAAGGTCAGCCCTAACGACTTGTTTGTGAAAGACAAGTATGTATCGGAAGAACTGCGTAACTTGGCCAAGGAACTACAGATGCTCATGGTCACTGCAAGTCAGTTGAATAGATCAGCAGTGGAAGAAGTAGAATATGACCACAGTCATATCTCGGGCGGTATCAGTAAAATTAACACAGCAGATAATGTGTTTGGTATCTTGACAAGTCGTTCAATGAAAGAGCGTGGCAAGTATCAGATCCAGTGCATGAAATCGCGTAGTTCCACAGGTGTGGGTCAGAAGATTGATCTGGAATACGACATTGACACCATGCGTATCACAGATGCAGGCGGCGATGAGAACGATTCAGGATTCCGCAAGCCCAGCAGCGTGATGGAATCTATCAAGGCTCGTGCCAGTGTGGCACCGGCGGATGCCGCAGCGCCGGCCAAGTGGGAACGAGCCCAGTCCAAGCCAGGTGTTGATCCACTGGATCCCACACCAAAGATTACGGCAGATGTGCAAAGCAACAAGCTCAAAGAGCTGTTGGGCAAGATCAAAACTGGTTAAAAACCAATAAATAACTCAAAGGCCCTTGAACGCAATGCAAAAACGCACCCGCAGTCTGTTGGAAGAACTGGATTCCATGTATGTTGAGCGTGAGCGCGACTTGATAATAGAAAGCCGCGCATCCAACATCATCGCTGGTGCCATCAACTTGTTGGAACAGATAGATGCTGCCTATTCACCAGACCAGGCAGAAAATCTCACACGCAAACTGCTGAATGCCATCCGCACAAGAGATGCAGGCCGTTTTGCCAGAACCGTAAGGCGTAGTCATGCAAATCAATAAACTGCTGGAAGGCGGAAATGTATTCAAAACCAAGACCGGTGAACCACTCACACAACGCATCAATCGTCAGGATGTGCCTGCCACCATCCGTTGGATAGAGCAAGTAACTGGCATAGAATTTCCTCGAGATCGGTGGCTGGGATCAACCGGTAAGAAGCCCACATCCGGAGACCTGGATCTTGCTGTGGATCTCAATGAAGTAAGCAAAGAACAACTGGCCGGCATCCTTACACAATTTGTGCAGAGTCAAGGATTGGATCCTAGAGAATATGTGAGCAAACGAGGTGAAGTGCATCTACGCACACCCATTGGCGGAGACGCCAATCGCGGATTTGTGCAGACTGACTTCATGTTCTTTCCCGACTTGGATTGGGGCGGATTCTTTTACAGTGGTGGCGAAGATTCAGAATACAAGGGCATGAATCGCAATGTGTTGATGTCCAGCATAGCCAAGCAGCTGGGACTCAAAGTGGGTGCCAACGGCATGTTCTCTCGTGCCACAAATGAGCTGGTGCGTGGGGGCATGGATCCTGACTATGTGGCCACAGTGCTGTTAGGCCGCGGCGCCACTCGTGACAATCTAAAGAATGTGGAATCAATCTATGCTGCACTCAGCAATGATCCTGACCGTGAAGCTAAAGTAGCAGACTTCCGTGAGTATCTTGCCAAGGAAGGCATGCGAGAACCAGAAATGACTGTGCGTGAAAGTGATGCCAACTTCCTGGCTAGACTGCGTGATCGCATCGTAAATCAAGGCATGCAGCCCTTGATCGAGACCAAACGATCATACAATCTCTACGAACAAGAACCTGTGGCAGTGGGCGGCAAAGCCAAGGGCATTGAGCACCTGGAAGACTATGTGTTCCGCAGCGGATCAGCAGGAGTGGATCGAGCACTGCAAATAGCTGACTCTTTCTATGCGGATCCCAAGACAGGATCTGTGAAATGGGATGGCAAGCCTGCTGTGGTGTTTGGCCGCAAGCCGGACACAGGTGAGTTTGTGCTTACAGATGATGCAGGATTCACAGCAGCCGGTTATGACGGACTGTTTACCAGTCCTAACGCCATAGCCGACGACATGGCACGCCGAGATGCCAACGCTACGGCCAAAGGTAATGCAGCCACCAGGGTACAAACCTTGTTGCCCACATACGAAACCATATGGCCATATCTTGAAGCAGCCACGCCTGAAAACTTCCGTGGCTATGTCAAGGGCGATCTGTTGTACACTGCAACACCAGAGGTGGAAGCAGGCAATCTCATATTCCAGCCCAATACAGTGGCATACCGCATTCCTGTGGCCAGTGATCTAGGCCGGCAAATAGCCAACAGTGAAATAGGTGTGGCTGTACATACCATGTATGCAGATGTGGATGCTGCCAAGCAACCTCTCAGCCGAGTCAAGTTCAACCCTGTGCCAGGACTGTTGTTGATCGAACCCATCTATGCCCAGCCTGTGCCCAAGAACAACGACATAGCCAAGAAGATCCGAACACTGCTGCGCCAGAATCGAGCAGCCATAGACACCCTGTTCAATCCTATGGAACTGCGAGCCATGAAGATTACTGACCTGGCCAAGTTGGCGATCGATTACATCAACAAACGAGTAGATCCAAGGCATGCTGCTTACACAGGTGATTTCAGTGATCTAGTGCCGGGATTTATGGCCTGGTTGCAACAAACACAGACACCACAAAAGGTCAACAACATAGCACAGTATCTGCGTAGTCCTACCTCAAACGAGCAAGGCCTGGCTGCTGCGTTCCTGTTGTTTGAACTGCTGCATGACCTCAAACTGGATCTACTGGGCAAACTGGATGCCCAGGTGCCGGGCAATGAAGGATGGGTGTTTGCCACTCCTGTGGGCTATGGCAAAGCCGTGAACAGATTTGACTTCACTGCCAGAAACAAAGCCAGAAACAACTAGCCAAGGGCATGATTTTTTGCCAATTTCATAAATAAGAGTAGGGCAAAAGCCCACTTTTTAGGAGATTTTAAAATGGCAGTATTTACACAAACAAACGGTACCACACAACCAGTGTTCAACATGGACACGGCCAATGGTAACATTGCAGGCACAGCTAACATCGCTGCAACTGGATCGGTCAACTTCCAAGGCCCCAAGCTGGATTTCTTCAGCGTGGTAGCAAATGGTGCGTTAACCACATCGGCAAACGTCAATGGCTACATCAACAACCTGTTGCAAGCCATCCAGACCAAGAGCACAGTGGCAATGTATCAGGTCAGCCCAGCGGCACCTACAATTCTTAACTTGGCTATCTATCCAACAGGTGCTTACACCGCTGCAACATTGTTGGCCACTGCTAATACCAGTGCCACAGTAGCGTCCGGTGGTCAGAACCTGCAATTGAACAGTGCAGCCGGTAACGCTGCGTTCGTCACAAGCGCAACCAACTTTGCTCCAGTCTAAGTTTAGACAGTAGTGAACCATCAAGGCCCTGGTTTATTTCCAGGGCTTTTTTTTGGCCGTAAATACGCCATGCCCTTGAGTATTCGTGTAACAACTGATTTTGATTGTAGACCCACTGGTGTTACCGGGCACTTTCGCCCCAACATCTTGCCCATTACTGACCAACAAGGGCAGGCCGTGACCAATCAAGCCACATGGTTGCGAAGCAGAAATCAACAACGCAATTGGGAAACCATCATGCAGTTGATCAGTCTTTACACACAACCTTTGCGAGTGAGTCGTGTGCGGGTGGAAAATCTCCGCTGGCAGTTTGATTTCGATGCCGATCAGCAAGATGTGTTTCGACTTGACAATGATCCAGTGGGTCGGCTGAAACAAGCATGCACCGGTGTGCCTGTAATAAACTATGTAGAACAAGAACTTACCACACTGTTGCGACCAGATGTGAACATTTGGTTTGAGCCCGTGGAGCATAAATAACTTCATGGACACTACCGATATTGAAAAGAAAAGCCTAGAAGCCCACGTTGAGCTGTGCGCCGAACGTTATCGCATGCTGGAACTCAAGATTCAAAATGTTGAGTCAGATGTGAGTTCAGTAAAAACCATGGTCACGGAAGTGCATGACATGATGCAAAAAATGGCTGCAAAACAAACTGATCGACTGATCAGTTGGGGCATCGGCATCATTGGTTTTCTCATCGGCACTGTGGGTTGGTTGATATCACAGTACATACTAAAATGAAAGCCAGCCGCAAACTTGCTGCGCTGGCCGAGCGAGAACTGCCCGGCCTCCTCGATCAAGTGATCATCGAAGACGGAGAAAAATACCGTGCGTTTGGCAGATACACCATACATCCTGTGGAAGGCCTGTTCCGAGTGCGTCTCAGAGATGATGACGTTGGCACATTTTCAGGCACAAAATCTGCTCTGGCCTGGTGCATAGCAGACAACCTGCACAGATTCAATCTGGCCAGACAGATCAAAGAGCTGGATCAGTCTATCACACGATTACGAAATGACATATATGTGCGGCGCAGCCTGGCCGAGCGCACATCCGGTCACACCTGGGAAAACTTGATCAACAAGACCACTGCCAGACAAGAGCAAAGCCATGTGCTGGAAAAAGAACTGGCAAAATGTATAAATTTGGCTAAATACTGGCAACTACGAGGAAACTCTGATGAAACTAAACGAACTGGCCGTAACACGCCCCACACAACAAATCGCTAAAGTATTTGAAGGTCATTTTGACCAACAGGTGCAATTTGATTCGCTGAACCGCAAGCAACTGCACAGCATGTATCGCCAGGTGCGAGGTGTGTTGAGCGAAGTGCGATCCAGCACTGCTCGCCACCATAGCGAACAGGATCCGGCTTATCTCAAGATGATGATGATGGAACAAGCCTTGGCTGAAAAGATCTATGAAGATGAGATGGCTGCCCAAGGTGGAACAGCACCCGTAGCTGGTGTAAATCCACAACAGGCTGCTGCCATGGCTGCTAAACAAAAAGTAGATACAGTAAAGAAACTTGAAACTGATCTAGAAGCCAAGAAAAAAGAAGTCACTGACCTCCAAAATCAACTCAACGCTGCCAAGACCACCACTACAGTGGCAGAATGGCGTCGTCGTGCTCGAGACGGTGGTTACTATCTCAGCGAAGGTGAAGTGCAACAGGCCCAAGTGGTCCTGGCTGCACAAGACATGGTTGACAAGATGCAAGACATGATCGAAGACAGCACCGAGATGCAATTCAAAGAATTACCAGCCCTGGTTGATTCAATCAAGAACCAGATCGGTCAAGAGCAAGCAGCACAGTTCAACAATGATGCACAGGCAGCACTCAGCGGCCTGGTACAGAACTTACAAGGCAGCAAGCAACAACTTGAACAAGCATTAGGTGTGGTGACCGGTCAAGGTCCAGTGGCCATGCCGGGTGCCGATGCAGGTATGATGCCTCCAGGTGGTGATCAAGGACTGGCTGGTCCTCCTCCAGGTGAAGAAATGCCGCCGGCACCCGTTGAACCTGGTGCTGCTCCAGCAGCAGCTCTGGGCCGCGAGCGCAGATAATGCGAATCACGGAAGTAGAAGCCGACAACACAGCAGACAGACTCATGGCATTGGCCCAGTTTGCTATGGGTCGTGCTGAAGATACTTCTGCTAAAATGCAAATGCCTGTGGCAGCATTTATCAAACGAGCGAAGAGCATGGGCATAGACATTGACCCAGATACCTTGCAAAGTTTGGTAGGTCAGCCACCACTGAATGGTATATTCAATCCAATGAGTCCCGACGCTGTTGAACTCACATTCAAAGGTGGAGACAAGCCCGGACCGGTAAAAATGCCAGTTAAT